ATTGCAGCCAAACGCAAGCGCATCGAAGCCGGCAGCGGCGAAAAAATGCGTAAGCCTGGCACCAAAGGCGCCCCCACCGATGCCGCCTTCAAAGCCGCGGCCAAAACCGCCAAAAAACCCAAAAAACGGAGCAAGTAACCATGGCCGCCGTCTCTATCACCGCCAAAGACCGCTTCACCAACCTCGTGGAATACACCGGCGCCACCATGGACGCCGTCGACGAGTGGTTCGAAGTCCCTGCTGAGTCCTCTAGCTATACCTTTGCCGCCACCGTTACAGGCAGCGCCAACTTCAAACTCGCCTTGGAGTGCAGCTTCGACAGCACGTGGTTCACTATTGACACCGCAAAAACCATCAACTCAGCTGGCACCTACGTTTACTTCTACGACGGCAAACCCGCCGCCAAAATCCGTATGCGAATCTCAGAAGTAAACTCTGGCACCCCAGACGTCATCCCCCACATCGCCGTCGCCTACCACGGCTAATCCCATGGAAATCACCTCCGTAATGCTCGACGCGATCTTCGCCGTCAAGGGCAAACGCAACCCCAATCTCTGGGACCCTCGCTGCGCCCGCTTCCTTGCCAAGCAGGCAGCCATTGCCGCCACCCCAGCAAAAGCCAAAAAAGAAGTGGCTGCCGCACTGGAACTTGTCGAAGAAATCATCGACTAAACTCAAAACATCCCCTACTGCATAACGACCCGTGGCTTTCTTTCGCGGCGAGGAGGGCTCCATCAGCTTCAAGGACAGCTCCGGCGTCGTGGCCGCAGTCTCGTCCACCCGCAGCTGGAGCTTCACCATCAACAAAGACACTCTGGACGTAACCGACCAAGGTTCGACCAGCCGTGAATTCATTGGCAGCCTCCTCTCTGGAAGCGGCAGCGCCGAAGTCATGTACACCGCCCCCGGCTCGGGCGAAACCCTCAACTTCATCGACGACGTCCTGACCACCAAGGACCAAACCGACGCCCAATTCGAACTCTTCTTGGACACCTCCGGCACCAAGAAAATCGCCTTCACCGGCATCATCACCAGCGCTGACTACAGCGCAACCGTCGGTGAACTTGAAGTCGTCACCGTCAACTTCATCAGCTCTGGCACAATCACCGCCTCCATCTAATAACTAAACACCCCTCGACTTAGGCCGTAGACTGGAGCAAAGCACCCCGCTCCAGCTATGGCCTTTTTTCGTGGCGAAGAAGGTTCCGTCAAATTCGAAAACGACGGTTCCACCCCTGCTGCAATCACCTCGACCCGCAGCTGGTCCCTGACCATCAACAAGGACACGCTCGACACCACTGACCACGGCTCCACCAGCCGCGAATTCGTGGGCGGCCTCATCTCCGGCTCTGGCACCGTCGAGCTGATGTACACGGCCTCCAGCGCCGACGAAACCGCCGCCTTCCTGCAAGACGTCCTTACCACCGAAGATAGCGCCAACGCTGCCTTCGAACTGTTCCTAGACACCAGCGGCGGCAAAAAGATCGCCTTCTCGGGCATCATCACCAGCGCCGACTTCAGCGCCACGGTGGGTGAACTCGAAGTGGTCACCTGCAACTTCATCACCAGCGGCGCCATCACCGCCTCCATCTAACCGGCTGGAGCCATGACAATCCAAACCGTCACTGGCAACTGCATCCACATCGAAATTGATGGTGAGGAAGGTATCACGCACGCTACCTTCGTGTTCAAAACCCCCTCCGTCCCCGACACCCTGGGCAACTTCATCAAGATGCTTGCCCTCGGCATCGAAGTGCTGGTGCCCATCGAAGACCCCGACGACGAGGAAGACGACGATGATTGAATACCGAGGCGAAAAATTCGAGGGCTACAACAAACCCAAACGCACTCCAAAACACCCCAATAAATCACACGCCGTCCTCGCAAAAGAAAACGGCGAAGTAAAACTTATCCGCTTCGGACAACAAGGCGTCTCCGGCTCCCCCAAAACCGCTGGAGAATCCGAAGCCGACCGCAAACGTCGTGAAGCGTTCAAAGCTAGGCACGCGGCTAACATCAAGAAAGGAAAAATGTCAGCCGCGTACTGGGCAGACAAGCACAAGTGGAGCTAAATGACCTACGCAGTACCCGGCCAGTTTCCCACCCACATCGTCGCCACGACGTACCAAAACGGTGGCGACAGCCCCTTCATCCGCACAGCCGCCGTGCTGGACATGATGAAGGGCTGGGAAATCATGAAAGCCGTCACCCGCGGCACCGAGTACCTGCGCGAAAACAGCGAAGCCTTCCTCCCACTGGAACCCCGAGAGGACTACCGGGCCTACATGAGCCGCGTCAACCGCGCCGTCTTCTCGCCTTACACCCAACGCCTGATTCGCGCCGCCGCTGGCCTCATCCTCCGCAAACCCATCGCCCTCGAAGGCGACCCCTACTGGCGCGAAGTCTTCGCCCGCGACGTTGACGGCTGTGGCTCCGACCTCGACGAGTACGCCCGCCGCCTCCTGATCTGCAGCTTGACTTACGGCCAAGCCCACACTCTGATCGACTTCCCAGCCCCCACCGAAATCCGCAGCCTCGCCGAAGAACGCGCCCTGGGCCGCCGCCCCTACTGGGTCGAAGTCGATCCCTACAACATCTACGGCTGGCGCCTGGACCGCGACGCCGCCTACGGCACCCTCACCCAAGTCCGCATCTACGAAAAAGCCATCGTCCCCGAAGGCCGCTTCGGCGAAAAAACCTACGAACAAATCCGCGTCATCGAACCCGGTCGCTACGAGGTCTACCGCCAAAAACAAGCCATCAAACCCCTCGGCCCCGGCTTCATGGAGCCCAACGCCCAAAGCGGCGACTACGAACTCATCGACACCGGCACCTACAGCCTCAACCAAATCCCCCTGGTGACCACCTATTCCAACAAGGTGGACACCATGATCAGCCGCCCACCGCTGATCGACATCGCCTACCTAAACCTGGCCCACTTCCAGCGCCAAGCTGACCTAATCCACAGCCTCCACATCGCCTCCCAACCGATGCTCGTCCTTGAGGGCTGGGACGACCAAACCAAGGACATGGCCATCAGCGTCAACTACGCGATGGCCACCGCCCCCGGCAACAAGGTCTACTACGTGGAGCCCGCTTCCAGCGCCTTCGAAGCCCAATCCAACGAAATCCGCGAACTCCAGCAACAGATGGCCACGCTCGGCATCAGCACGCTGAGCCAGCAAAAATTCGTCGCCGAATCCGCCGACGCCCGCCGCCTCGACCGCGTCGATACCAACTCCATGCTGGCCTCCGTCAGCCTCGACCTCGAACAAACCCTCCAAAAGGCTTTTGACTTCGCTGGCGCTTACCTCGGCATCGAACCCCCTGAAGTCAGCATCAGCCGCGATTTCGACATCGACCGCCTGATCGGCCAAGATGTCACCGCCATCACAGCCCTCTTCGACAAAGGCGTCATCACCCTCGAAGAAGTCCGCGCCATCCTGACCCAAGGCGAAATCCTCCCTTCGATGGAACTCGGCAGCCTCCCCAGCGAAGAACCCGGCGAAGTCGAAGACGAATCCGAAACGGAAGAATCCCCCGGCGAAGAAAACGACGACCAAGAACTGACCCCAGACCGCATGGAGCAGCTCCTCAACGCGCTGCTTCAGTAAGCGATGGCCACCAAGCAGGAATACCTGACGCTTGCCCAGGTCACCGCACTGGTCAAGCTGGCGCGTGACGTCAAACAATTCCAGAGCCTGCTTTCCGGCGACGGTCCCCCAACCACCGAAGGCCGCACCGGCGACTGGTACATCAACACCCGCACCACCGAGCTTTACGGCCCCAAATCCTCCACCGGCTGGAACGACAGCCCACTAGCCCTCGGCGGCACCGGCCGTAATTCCGAACTCCTCATCAACGGCAACCTCAGCACCGAAGAAGGCGGCGGTGGAGCATCAATCACCATCGGCACCGTCACCACCGGCGACGCCGGCACCTCCGCCACGGTCACCAACGTCGGCACCGAATCCGCCGCAATCTTCAACTTCACCATTCCCCGTGGCAACACCGGCACCACAGGCGCTACTGGAGCAACTGGCGCAACTGGAGCCACCGGCCCCCAAGGCGCTACTGGTCTTCAAGGACCTCAAGGCGAACAAGGTCCCCAAGGTGAACAGGGACCCCAAGGTGCCACCGGACCTCAAGGCGCAACAGGTCCCCAAGGCGAAACCGGCCTAACTGGAGCAACAGGCGCCACCGGCCCCAAAGGCGACAAGGGAGACAAAGGCGACACAGGAGACACTGGCCCCCAAGGTTTAACCGGCGCCACTGGTCCCCAAGGCGCTACCGGACCTACTGGCGCTACAGGCGCAACAGGTCCTGCTGGTTCCAACGCCACCGTCACCGCCGGAACTGGCATCAACGTCACCGACGGCGTCGTCTCCCTTGCAACCTCGTTTTACACAGCCAACCAATACATCCAGGCGCCTACTGGAACAACACTCCAGCGCCCCGGCACACCCGCCACCGGAATGATTCGTTTTAACACCACAGCCGGCTGCTTTGAGGGCTACACCGGGAGCGCATGGGTAAACCTTTCGCCAGCCACTGTTGATGACGTTGGAGCGACCATTTAATTCTTTTGTTGTATACTACAAAAGTAGTTGATACTTTTGGCAGTGAAAACACTTGCTGAAGTCATCCAACCCGACGGCTCCACTCGCTGGGAGATGGTCGAACTGGATGAAGCGGCACAGGCTAAGCCGGAACCGCCCGCCGAAGACAAGCCAAAGCGCACCCGCAAAGCCACCGCCGAACCCGCTTCTTACGAAGCCCCCGAAACCACCGAAACCCCAGAGTTCTAATTCATGGAAGAGCAAGTCATCCAGGAAACGCCCGTGGCGTCTCCTACCCAGCCCGTGGCTGGAACCGACGCTCCACAACTTGATTTCCGAGCCGAGTATGAGGCTCAAATCAACGCCCTAAAAAACCAAGCCGTCGAAGCTGAGGAACGTTTCCAAGGCATCAAGCTAAAACTCGACGAGGTCTACAAAAAACAGGACGAACAGCGTAAAAAGACGCTGGAAGACCAAGGCCAGTGGAAGGACCTCTGGGAAGAGGCCAACCGCACCGCACAGGAAAAGGACCAACAAATCCTCGACCTGCAAAAACAGCTGGAGGACTTGCGCCAGTCCAACGAAAACGCCGCCATTCGTACACGCGCAATGGCCGCAATCAGCCAAGCCGGCGCTATTAACGCCGAGCAAATGCTGCAACTGGTGCAGAACAACCTTCGCAAAAACGATTCAGGCGCCGTCGTCGTGCTCAACGGCGGTGTAGAGCAGGATCTCACGACCTATCTAGCCACCCTGAAAGCCCCTGGTTCGGGCTACGAGCACCACTTCAAACCCAGCTCCGCCGCTGGAATGGGCGCCAAACCCGTTCCCGTCGGAGTTGCCTCGACTGGAGTAGCAAACCCCTGGAAAGAAGGTTCAATCAACCTTACCCAGCAGATGCTAATTTCTAGTCAAGACCCTGATCTCGCAGCTGTGCTGAAGAGAGAAGCAGGACTCTAAATTGCGTCTGTGGCGCTTCACCTAGTCCGTGACTAGGACCCCGCAAACCCCCAACCCTGGTACTAAGAAATGGCCGCACCATTTCAGAACTATTCCGGCGGTGTCCTTCTTGCGGACATCGTCAAGCGCAATAACCTCAGCACCTATGTGTCTGAGGCCATCAAAGAGCGCAGCCTCTTCCTGAAGAGCGGCGCTGTGGTTCGCAACAGCCTGCTGGACGCCCGCGAAGGCGGCACCCGCATCCAAGTCCCCGAATTCAACCCCGTGTCTCCTACCGAGGAGATCATGAACGGGACGGCCACCTGGGGCACCAGCAACGCCGGTTATCTGACCCCTCAGAAGATCGGCACCGCCACCCAGATCGCCACCATCTGCCACCGTGGTTTCGCGTATGCAGTGGACGACGTCGCAATGCTTGCGGCTGGTGAAGACCCCATGCTTCACATCCGTAACCAGCTGGCCGACGCCATCAACAAACTGAGCAGCCAGCGTCTGTTCAGCCACCTCTATGGCCTGTTTGGTGCCTCCGACACCAACAACGGTCCTCTGGGCGCCAACGGCATGTATAAGGGCAAGGGCACCGCTTCTGGTGCTACCGAAGCCAACTTCCTGACCGGCGCCACCATCGCTGAAGCCCGCGCCAAGCTGGGCGAGCGCGGCGATGAGCTGGACACCTTGGTTGTTCACCCCTCCGTGGGTTACTACCTGTATCAGGTGGGTCTGCTGACCTTCTCGACCTCGGCTCTGGCTGCTGCCGGCTCTGTGGTGTGGGGCGGTGGCGGCGTGGGTATCGGTGCTCGCAGCATCGGCGAATTTGCCGGCTGCCGCGTGATCATCGACCCCCTGGTCAACACCGTTGCCCCTGGCGACGCTGGCGACCAGCGTGAGTTCAACTGCTACCTCACCAAGTCCGGCACCATCCTGGAAGGTGTGCAGCAGGATCTCCGCATCGAAGCCGACCGCAACATCCTGTCCAAGCAGGACGTGCTCTCGGTGGATTACCACAGCGCCTATCACGTGATGGGCACCAAGTGGATTTCCGCCTCGGACAACCCGACCAACGCCCAGCTGTACGACAAGGACAACTGGCAGGCCACCTACGACATCGACCTCATCCCCCTGGTGCGGATCGTTGTCAACAGCCCCCTCGACACCTCCACCATCTGATAATCAGACCGTGGACGACCCAAGCCTCACCTTCGGGTGGGGCTTTTTCATTGCCGCTACACTGCAATAAAGAATGAACAGTTGCTGTGGCCGCGACAATTAACGCCACCTTGAGTAGCGCCACGGCCAACAGCTACGTCACGCTGGCCGACGCCAACTCGTACTTCGAAACGGTCCCCGACTCCGCCACCTGGATCAACAAGACCGACGACCAGAAAAACCGCGCCCTCATTTCCGCCACTCGCTGGATCGACAGCCTGAACTACCTAGGCGACCGCTGCGACGAAGACCAAGCCCTCAAATGGCCCCGCAACAACTACGACGTTGACGGCGTGGAGCTGGAGTGCTCCCTAATCCCCAACCAAATCAAGTACGCCACCTACGAACTGGCACGCGCCCTCGCCAATGACACTGGTGCTATCACTGATAGCACTGGCACCACCGGCCTCTACGACGAAGTCAAACTGGGCGACCTGCAAGTCAAATACAGCAAAACCAGCCAAGCCGTCGGCACCATCAACAACGTCTTCGACGTCTACCCCTGGCTCCAGACCTACCTCGGCCCCTACTGCCTAGGCGGCTCGGGCTCCTTCCAACTCCGCGTCTACAGAGGCTGAAATGGCTGGCGCACTCGACTCCCTGTTCAAGTCCGTCGCCAAAGACGTCGTCGCCGAACTTGGCACGTCCCTCGATACCACCGTCACCTACACCCGCAAAGCCACCCCCACCTACAACACCAGCACTGGCGCACTAACCACAACCAACACCACCTACTCCAACATCAAAGTTCCGATCGAATTTGTGGTCTCCGAGGAAGAGGAAGGTCGCGAACAACGCCAAGCCAAGATTTACATAACCCCCGACCTAATCGGCAACAACCAGCCCACCTTGGGCGATGAAGTCAGCTTTACCTACGCCGGCTCCAGCCGCACCGCCCAAATCACCGACATCCGCACCTATCGCGGCGGCCAAACCTACCTCTTCATCCTGCTGGTGCGCTTCTAATGGCTTCTCGCAGCTATAAAAACCTACAAAATGATCTGAAGCAGAAATTAACTGCGGACTTAAATGCGCTAATCACCTATGCAGTATCCGAGTTATCTACAGCCCAAGTAAGCCCAGTGCTAACAGGCTTTTTTGCTTCCAGCTGGAAAGCAGACACCCGCCGTCCTCAGCCCAAAGACGAACTAAAAAATTTCTCTCCTTGGAACACGATTAAAAAGCAGGGCAAATTTTTAGCGCCGGGAAATCAGCCTGTGATAGCTCCGCGATATGTAGTGCCAGAATTTAGGTTAAACAGTACAATCTTTATTGGCAATACAGCTAAATATGCAAATAATGCTCTTGCATCCCCAAAAAGTCAGATTCCTCAGTTTGTGCAAGGCGAGTTTAACGATCTCATCAAATTATTTTTTACCGATAAAAACAGACCGCGTATTCGCGTCGCTACACAGCAGGGTCGTGAACCTCTAAGTTTCTTTGGTGTAGGACGCGAAACCTACGTTTCTTACCAAACACCCGAGGATCAAGTATGACTCTTGTAAACGCCCGTGCTGCCTTTGAAAAGGCCGTCACCGACGCAGTATCAGCTGCAGATCCTACGGTAACACTTCTTTACGACAACACCCCTTACACGACTCCGAGCAAAACAACCAAGTACATCGCACTTTCCGTGAGTTTTTCCCGCTCCACCTTGCAAAACATGGGGAGCGCTTCCGATTTTTACAGCGGCGTAATTGTGTGTAACATCTATGTTCCAAAGAGCGCTGGTACGGCGACCCTAGCCGCACTGGGTGAAGCAGTAATTGACGGGCTTACTTCCGTCAACGCCTCGGGCTACACGGACACGTTCAGCTGCAAGCCGCGTGTCTTGGACGTAGTAGGCCCCAACCCGATTGAAATTGAAGACCGTTCGCACTTCCTAGGTCAAATCTCTTGCCAATTCACAGCAAACGCCTAGTGTATTATTGAACAACCTGCATTTCTCCAATGCGAGCCGTTGAACTGCTCCGTAACAAGTTCGGAGTCAGCCAGCTCTACAAGCACGAAATCAAATCCGGGGATGAGATCCTACTGGAGATTTACTGGCACCCGCTGACCATTGCTGAGCGCGAGTCCATCCAGAAAAAATCAAGCGGCGATGACGCGGGCGATTTTGCGCTGAGTCTGATGCTGGAAAAAGCCCTCGACAAAGACGGCAAGCGCCTGTTCCAAGACGGCGATCCTT